CTCATATGGAAAGGCAGCGGAGCTTGTTAGCGCGTGCAGTCGCGAGCGGAACAGCGCGGTGTTTGATTTGTGGACTTCCGACCGATAGGGAGTGTGGGTGTGTTGCGCGTCCGATGGTTGAGGACCTTCCCAACTATGTTGGTCCTCTTCGGGCTGGAATGCACGATGTTCGTCCCGGAGACGTGCAGCTGTAGGGCCTGTTTCCTTTTAAGAGGAATCTCCCGCGTTCGGCCTACAATCCGATGGGCAATGTCAGGCTTGAGACTGTCGTCGAGGAGGATGACAGTCCGATCTACGCGCCTGATGTTCCAGCACGTTGCTTCTACAATTGCATGCGAGCAAAGACGACAGTGTACGAGGTGATGGCGTATGGACCGAAGTTGGTTGCAAGGTCGGCTTATGCTGAGCTTCGTAAGCGGAGCGTGGCTGAGCTGACGAAGCTCGGCTTGAAGTTTTGTGCCGCTGCCGGCGCGGGAATTGCGGTGATTTCTATCATCGTTAAGCTCGCGCGTAGGCATGAGGCGACTCTTTAGGGTGATCGGGAGGGAGTTCCTTCTTGGCTTGGGACTCCACTGGCGTGGATGCGTCCTGCCGTGAACTTTTCCCCTAGCAATCCGGTTTCGCAGTCCGCAACGTTTGTTTTTGACGAGATGGCTGCAGTCATTCGTGGTTCTTACGTCTACATTGATGGGAAGTCGAAAGCCTTAGGTGTGGTTGTTTCAAATGGCGTGGTCTGCTACCCACAGCATCTTTGTCCTGTTGGCACGATTGGGAGTGTTGTTTATGGAATGAAATAGTTTCCGTTGCGACCTACAGAATTGAATTCTGCGCTTGTTGGAACGAATGAACTCCTTCTGGTGCGAGTCCCTGAGCTTCCTGCTATGAAGGGGTGTGGTCATTTCTTTCCGATGGTTGGCGATGTCTAGGCAACGACTTTCGATGAGGTTCGCTTGATTTATCCAGATCGCGATATTGTCTGCGAGAGGAATTGGATGATGTCGATGCCTAAAGGACCAATTCTGGCGACGAATTATCGTACCCTTCCTGGGGATTGCGGAATCATTTACGCTGGGCGCATTGGGAAGACTTGGTTTGCACGCTCGATGCATTACGGCCTCATTGAGGTTGGTAGTGCCCTGACGTCGCTTAGTGAGCCGTTGACGTAGGTGGCTCTCCGGGCGGCCTCTGCGCGAATGGGAGTTATCTTCCAAGGAGCTGAACACATAGGCTCTTTGTTTTCGAAGGAAGAGGCTCCGAAGTTTTCCGCCTTGCCTGAGAAGTCCGAGTTACGCACTGCGCTGGCGCGTGGAAGTGTTATGATGCCTCTTGGAGAGATGAATCCCCGTCCCTTTGGCTCTACCCCGAAAACGCAAGTTCGTCCGACGATTACTGCCGAGTTCTTTCGTGACTTTGAAGAGGATTGGTGTGGAGAAAGGGGTTATTGGCGTCCTCCAATATTCAAGGGTGAAATGAGGAATGGTGCGTGGTGGTCTCCGTGGCAAGATACTCTCTTGTCTGCGAGGTTGACCACTGGCTTTTCTTTCGAAGTAGCTCTTGTCGCAATTTGTGACTTCGTCTCCGGTGTTTAGTTCCTTGACAGGGAAGGATACCGTGAGTATAGTGAACATGAGGCGATTGTTGGTAAGAAGGAGGACTTCCTTAATCCGATAAATCCGAAAACTTCCGTTGGACCTCCATTTAACCAAAAGAAATTTCTCCACTACGCTCGTGAGGGTGATGTTGCTGGAATGAGTCCTGAAATGGTGAAGCGTGCAGATGCGATTGATGAAGTCCTTGCACGAGGAAACATACCAGTCTTTTTCGCGCGGTGCGTGCTGAAAGATGAAGGGGTAAAACCTGGGAAAGCTGCCCGGGTGTTTACTGTTCTTTCTGCCGCAGGGAACATTGCTCTTCGCCGTCGGTGGCGGGCTATGTTTCTTTTCATGCGGAAGCATCCGCGGTTCTTTGAGAGTCTTGTTGGGGTTGACATGTCAGGAGATGGTGGCGACTTGATCGTCTCCTTTCTCGCATCTGTCTAGCCCTCCCTTGACAAGCTTGATGAGGAAGACGTCGAGAAACTTGACAAGAACTGGTCTCGGAATATTTGGACTCATGTTGCGCTAGCGTGTGGTTTTATTTCTTCCGTTCTCGGCTTGAAAGTTGATGAGGTTGAATCGTTGGTCCTTGCTTTGATGCATACCCATTATGAGCTCAAAGGTGACGTTTTTGAGGCTCCTTGGAATCCGTCTGGACAGGATGGGACAGTGGAGTGTAATGGAATTTGCATGTCGTTCAGTGATCGCTACGTTTACTACCGGGCTCGTCCCGAGTTGGTTTCGTTTCTATTACCTGAATGCGTTGAAGGACGTTAGGCGTTGAGGCGGGGAGAGTTTAAGGGATTTGATCCTGAGAAGTTTCCATATCGTTCAGATCGTGCCTTGTGCACGTATGGCGATGATAAGTTGGCCGCTACAAGGCCGGGTGTCCTCTTTTCGCCTGATCCCTACAAGATCATGAGAGAGGAATTGGGACTTCGTGCTACGAGCGCAGCAAAGACAGAAGTTCCTTCGCCAGTCACCCTGGCCGAGGCTTCCTTCTTGAAACGCTCGTTTAAGTACGATGAGGAGCTTAATCGTTACCTCTGTCCGATTTCGAAAAAGACGATTGCGAAAATGCTTGTTATCCACGCCGATTCGACTCTTTCAGAGAGTGATTAGGCGTGTGTTGGAATGAGCAATGCCCTCCGTGAAGCTGCGCTTCATGGGGAGGGGTTTTACTCGAGATTACTTGAGCGCTGCCTTCAGGCGGCGCGTGAAAAGAATCTTCTTGGGAATCCGAACTTCGACGCACCGTCTTACGGTGTGCGCCGTGAAGAAATGCGAAAGCGTCTTTTTACGGCCTGGGTTGTCCCGCACCAGTTGGAAAGCGGGTCTCATGACTGAAATGTCAGTTCAACCGAACATTATGCCTCCGAATTCGGAAGCTCCCGCTCAAGTAGCGGTTCCTGAGCCGTCGACGGCTGTCGGCTCGATTGAGAATGGAGGAGCGGTTTTGGGTAACCAACCTGAACCGCTGCCTCCTGTTAATCAGGTTGTTCCTTAGCAGGACCTCAATGATTTTCTTACGCGCTTTCAGAAGCTGTCCATTTTCAATATTCCAAATACTTCGGTCTCACTTCCTGAAGTAGTTTTCACATTTGATCCGTGGGCTGCTTTCCTCGGATTAACGACCGTTGGAGACAAGGTGCGCGGATACGGTCTTTTGCGCGGCGAGCTTCAGTTGATGTTTAAAACATCAGTGGGTCCGGGCGTTGCAGGAGCAATGGAGGTTAGTGCCCTTCCTGGATGCCTGAAGATTGGTGATTAGAGCGCTGCGTCCCTTGGAGCAATTAACGGGG